TGCCGTCAGTGTTCACGTCGAGCGCTTCGATTTGATACACCTGTGAAGTGACGTTGGCACCGATAACCGAGAACACCGAATCCCTCAGATCCTGCGCCACGCCGCCACTGATTTCCAGGACACCGGAAAAGACTTCGGTTTGGGTGCGGTCCCAGTAATAGACGTTGTAGCTGCCGTCGGCCAAGTCGGTCACAGAGATGACCGTGCCATCTTCCTTGACGATGCCGTTGTTGGTTGGGCTATAGGGGCTGACCTCGGTGGCAACACGGATGTAATCACCAGGGGCAAGTGACAAACCCCAGGGCAGGGTCTGGAATGTGACGCTGTGGGTGACGTGCTTACGGACGGCGAGGAAGTAGCGAGCAGCTAAAAGGGCGTGGGTGTCACCAGTGATGTGGGACAGCTCGAAGTTTTCAAGTGGCAGATCTGCAGCGCCAGCTTCGTCGTAACGGATCAGAACACTTTGCTGCTCAGGCATTTTGTTGGTGCCTGCCCACTTGTAGAGAATTGCGGCTTGGAACAGCTTGCGATCCTCAAGGTCAATCCATTCAAGCTTGAGCGAATCTTCAATGATGTTGCCGTCGGTAAACATGCCCTTGATTTGCAGGGCTTGGTCTGGCGCGATTTTGTAGTTGCTGTCGTAAGGCAGTGCAGGCTCAATTGCCAGCTTGCCGTTTTTCAGCGTCATGAAGCAGAGGACGCTTGGAGCAATCTCAGCTAGCCAGCCACGGATATTGATCGACTCTGCAATGGCGTCGTCATAGAACAGGTTGTTTGCGCGAAGGAAACGCCCGGTTTCGGTCAGCGTGGTGCGGTCAACCAAGCCGCTGTTGACGATGCTGCCTGCTCCAGTGTCGGTGTCAGTTGCTAAGTACCAGAGCAGATCAGTCAACAGGTTGCTAGAGCCGGTATCGCCATCAATCAGGCGCTCTACCTCAATGCCGTTCGAGATGTAGCAGCGGAGTTGATCGAGCTGCTGGAAGTTGTCACTGGAGCGAAGCTTTAAACCAGCAACTGCACAGTTTTGGTATTCCGGCACGTTGTCCTCAGCCAAGCATTCGTTGACATAGACAACTTCGTGTTCGGGGCCACCATCGCAGCTGCGGCTAATCAGTTCGCCGTAATGGGAAACTTCGGCAATGCCGCTGTACTGCTGGAACAGGCGAGTCGCTGATTGAGGCTCGTCGTACTCTTCGTAATACTGCCCGTTAGTAACGGTGTAGCTAAAGGCAAATTGAACGCCGTTTGCATTGCGGGCGTGCTTGGTGAATACATCACCTGTGGTCCAATTACCAGTGAAACCTGTTACCCCGGTTGCAACTATGCGCCACCACTTATTGCGCGGTGTATCTGGCAGATCCCTTTGATATGACTCCAGTTCGACGGACATCGTGATGGTCCGCACTGAGGAGTCGCGGGTGTAGTCCCAGCCGGTCAGTGTGCGGCGTGAACCATTCGGCAGGTTATCGAAGTAAGGATCAATGCCCAGAGCAAGCGAGAAAATGTTGCTAAGGGTGTTGAAATTGATTGCATCGCCAACGTTGTACCCAATGCCAGGCTCAGTGCAGACAATGCTGCCCGGAGTGACGCTGATTGTGCTGGCGTCAGAAACCCAACGCCCGTAAACAACATCATCAACAAGCTCTGGCACAACTGCCATTTGCCTGTGTGTGAAGTAGTCACGCGGCTGAACAAAATGACCACGGCCACCCACCGTGAATATGCCCATGTAGGTGTTAAAGGTCCAATCTTGGTAACCAGTGCGAGCACCATCCAAAACGAAGATCAGCTCAGTACCGCCGCTTTGCTGTGTAAATACTGCGCTGTTGAACGGACGCAGGCGAAACTCAAGCTGCGAGCGGTCAGGATGCGTTACGCGAATAAACGAATAGATGTCAACAGGGGAATCGCCAATTACGCCAAACAAATACGGACCAATGTTGACCCAGCCTTCGTTGCGATTGTAGTCACGAACGGCGTCAGAGTTTGTGGGTCGAACATCAAGCGCAAATGTTGAAAGTCTCTGCGCGTACTGCGTAATCTTGCCTGACCGCAAACTGTTGTTGCCGCGGTTTTGCTGCGCCACGCCGAATGGTGACAGCAGCGTGTTGAAGTTAGTGATGCCGTTTAGACGTGCCCAAACCTGGGACTTAATACCAATTTCGGTTACGTCACAGCGGCGGTTGTTCTGGAAACTGCCCAGCTCAAAGCGAAGGATTGGGTAGAAAGCTTCATCAATATCTGCATTAGGCAAATAGCTGGAAACCGTAATAGCCTCTTCCGAAACCAGACCAATCTTGCGGTTGTTATTGCTCCAGGCTTCAATACATTTCAGACGCACACGGAAACCAGAGGTGGTGTCGTTTGAATCTGCTGGATCAAAAGTCTTGTTAGGACGATCAATGACGATCCAAGTAGATCGGCCAATCATGAAAGTTGCCCCAAGTGCCATCAAGGCATCGGCGCGTTGAGCATCTGCGTCAACCGTAGAACGCACATCTTCAACCTTGACCACGCCTGGTTCGTTAATTTCGCTCTGGCCTAAAAACGGATCTATCTCTTGGCGGCCCTTGCCAATCAATACGACAATTTCATCACCCTTATTGACTTCAACTTCAGTGGTCAGGTTTGACCAGGATTCAGTTTCATAAGGCTCAACAGTTCTGACGGCGGTCGGGCCATGCGTCACTGCGCCAGTGGCACCATTCTTGTGCTCAATGACGCCAATGCGACGTGCATAGTTGACGCCAGTGCCAGGCATACCGGCATTTTCTGTAATGCCATTGCGCTGGTAATCCCCACCCCAAGGATGGTTACGACGCAAATAGGGATCAACATATTTGAACTGTTGATTTAGGGCGCGGAATTTGCGTTCGTAATCCCAGTCTTTAAGTACAGAAATAACCTCCCAATCAGGGCGAACTGGCGTGCCATTAGCAATACCGGAGTAAACGCCAAAACGGACTTGGTTGGATGGCGTAAATGCACCGCTAAATGCAGGTTGATTAGCCGCGCCCTTGATTGGTGCATAGAACGCCTGTTCTTCGTCGCCGCGTCCGTCGTCAATACTCAGCTCGCCATAGCGCAGGTTATACATCCGAAGGCGACTGCCCGCCCCAAGCGCTTCGTAACCGCCGTTCCAGTAGAAATCAAAGTAAGCGTTGAAAATGTTGTCGAGCGCGTTGTTACCTAGGAAAATGCCGCCCAGTTCGGGGCGTGCCATTGGGCCTTGACCGGCAATCGCAACGATTTCACTGATTTGATAGGTGCCCCAGCTCTTGACGCGAGACCACACCAGAGTGGGTGAAATGACTACACCACCGCTATAAAACTCACCTCTGTCGTCAAAATTTTGCTCGCGCTTGGTGAAGACGATCGGAACGATATTGCCGTAAGCAGCAAGCTCCTGCAGGGAGTTGAAGCCGTAGGACGGCGTGAAAATGTCTGAGCCTTGGACGCTGCCCAGATCTTGCGAGGTGAACTGCGGGCGTTGTGCTTGGCTTTGTTGCGGTTGACGTGGTTTTGGCGCCAGAAAAATCGACGCCGCAGTCGATGCCAAGCCAATAACAAGACTGACAATCGCAACAGTTAAAGCGCCATTTCTAATATCTGGAATACCTGCATATTCAGCAGGACGAATAAATTTTTGACGGCTTACATGATCGACAAAAGCGCGGTATTCCTGCTCGCTACAACCCAGCTCTTCAATCAGGCGCTTTTCAAACGGAAGCAGTGGCTGTACCGCAACATGTCGGTAGGGCACCATGCCACCGCCTGAAGGTGCTGATTGATGTAAAGACATCCTTGACTCCAGAACACCGCAAACGTCGTGGGAGCCTGCGGTAAAAGCAACACGTCACCATCGTACTTAGGCTTTTCGACACGGCGACACCAGCTCAGTAAGTCCCTGCCGATTGCATACTGCTTGCCGTCATACCAATCCTGGCGGCGGGTCGGGTGCTCCAAACCCAAACGGTCCAGCACGGTGAATACCAGATTGATGCAGTCCAGCGCTCCGTCTGGGTCCGTACCATCTGCACCCCAGCGATACGGCCTGCCAATTAGGTCAATCACTGCACTCGGACGCTTGCGGTGACAGGCAAATTGCCAACAAGACGTTTGGTCAGGCGCTTGCGTGGTACGTCCGAGCCAACAGCGTCCAAGACCGATGCAGTCTGTAGTTCGAGCTTGGTTGGATCCCAGTTGCCGCTGACAATCTGAGATTCATAAGTGCTGATTGCGGTGTAGTCCGTCTTGTCGTCGGGATTGACCACCACGGTGCTGACCTTTGCAATCCAGCGTTCGACCACAGCAGTTTCAGCCCAACCACGGCTCAAGCTGTTGTTTGGAAATACCAAAGTGGCGGGCTGGTTGTCTCCGGTCTTGGTAACGGTCAAACCTGAAAACGCAAACGGCATGAACCCATAGGTTGAGCCTTCGTACGGCGCGTCTTCGTTGACCCAGTAATTCTGAAAGTGATACTGAACGTTGCCGGATTCCGTGCGAAACGTCAGGTATTGGGCGAAGGCAATTTCGTGGCTCACAGACCCAGCTTCCTCCTAGTGGTCGTATTTTGACGGATGTTGGCAAGGGTGCGCTGTTCACCTCGGCGGGCGCCTTGCTCTGCCGCTTGCTGCATTCCACTACGGAACTGATCGGCGGTGACGTAATCCACGCTGTTGATGCGCTCCACGGTGTAGCGAACGTCGATTGGTGCAGCCACTGCAGTGCCGCCGCCCATTTCGCCTGCTGCCTGTTCGCCGCTTCCGGGAATGACACTGGAACCACGGGCGCCAGCTGCATAACGATTCATGGCGCCACGCATCTTGCTTTGCGGGATGACGTATTCAGGCTCTCCTGCTTCACCAATCAGTGCGTTTGTGGGTCGATCAACAAAGCCACCTTCAGCAAAGATGCCGGTTGGGAACATTTTTCCGGGTGACAATGCGCCCTTGCCGGAAAGCCCTTTGCCTGCGCTATCAAGATCCTTCTGGAAGCCGCTACCCATGCCACTAAGGGCGTTGAAGATAGTTTGGAGAATGATCAGCGTCATCTGCTTAGCAATAATTTCAAGCGCCATACTGATGAACGCTTCACCAATTTTTTTGAACGCATCGCCAAGGGCCTCTTGAACCGATTTGGAGCCAGTAATGACCTCGCCAAATGCAGTGCTAAATGCATCGCCAATCGCGGTGGCACCTTGAACAATGGTGCTTATGGCAAGCTTGATTGGGTTCAGTTGATCCTTGAGGTCAGTAATTGCCTTGCCGATTCCGCCAGCAATGGTGTCTTGGCCTTCAACGCCAAAATCCATGCTTTTGATGATTTCATCCGTTAACTCTTTGGCTTTCTTGACTTGCTCTTTGATTTCTTCTGTCTGAAGTTCAAGTAATTCGAGTCTTCTGATTTCATCATTGACGATCGTCAGATTGACTTGCTGTTCAGCATTCTTCAGTTCTGCAATCTGTTCAGCGCGGTCTTGATAGTCGTATTGAATCTGAAGGCGCTTGCGTTCGATCTCCGAAACCTCGCCAGTTAAAACGGCTTGACGGGAGAATTGAGTGAATAACCGCTCACCGGTTTTAAGTGAGCGCGCCAGTTCATCGGCAAGCTTTTTGGCTTCATTCGCTGCCTTGCTAGTACCGCCGCCGTTCGTTCCGCCAAGAAGCGCAGGTGGGCCATCGGCAGTAATAGTTGGAGCCTTTGGTGCAGCAGTAGAGCGACCAGACCTCAGCTGATCAAAAATTGCTTTTTCGCGCTCAGCAATAAATTGCCCCCGACCTTCAGCGAAAACATTGAACCTGCCAAATTTTGCCCGCGCCTCTTCAATAGCCTGATTTCTTGCTGTTATTTCATCTTGCATCACAGTTGCATCGTTTAACCGATTGATGAACCGCGTGATGCCCTCAATCAAGAACTTAAATACAGGCTCAAAGAATTTGCCAATGTTTTGGGCTAAACGTTGGAACGAATCCTGCAGTGTGCTTAATTTACCAGCCAACGTATCGCTTTGAGCGATGGCACCATTGGCATACTTTCCGCCAGCATCAGTAAGTTTTCTAACGGCATATTCAACAGCTTCAGCACTGATCTGACCTTTACTTAAAGCCTTTTGAAATTCATCACCACTGAGCTTGTACTCCTCTTTTAGAACTTTTTGTAGTGCAACCCCGCGCTCTTGGAACTGCAAAAGCTCTTCGCCCTGAAGCCGACCCTTGGCCTGGACTTGACCGTAAGCAGTAACAAGACCTTGAAGTTCAGCGCCAGTCGCACCAGAAACATCAGCAAGGCGCCTAGTAGTCTCAACAACTTTGTCGGTTTCGACGCCAAAAGCCTGCAATCGTTTGGCTGATTCAATCAGCTCAGTGCTGGTGAATGGCGTGACCGCACCAATATCTTGTAGCTCCTTGATGATGTCACGAGCTTTTTCTGCGCTACCAACTAAAACTTCAAGACTACGAGTTTGAGTCTGAATTTGTGCGGCTTGAGCAAAAACAAATTTGACGGCTTGAATACCAGCAAAAGCAGCCGCTAATTTTGTAACGGCTGATCGAAGACCATTGAAAGACCGTTCAGTCTGAGCAGCCTGTGCCTGAACGTCCCGCAGCCGCTGAATTGCATTGCGTGCATCAACGTTGACGGCAACATTGGCGACGACAGACACGGCCCAACCCTCTTGTTAAAAGCAGTCTACCGGCGCCGTTTTAACTGACGCTCCTGCTCTTCATTCAATA